GCTGTAGATAATTCTGTAGCTAATGCTATTTCAATAGAGTCACCTACTCTTCTTTGAGTAGCTCGTTCAGATCCATAGCTGCTCCAATTAGAGAATGCTGTTGAAATCTCCCAATCAGTAACAATGGTACCCTTAGCTAGCTCCGTTGGCCCTACCTTTACATTATCTATCTTCATACTGAAATCTTCAGCTACATTAATAGCCAAAGCATTGTGGATTATTAATCTATAGTTTACAGAATCACTAGCCGTTTGAAATTGAGCATAATGAGTTCCAGTATTTGCATTTAAATAAATATCTTCACCGTTTACTCTGATTAACTTTGAGTTAGTCTCATCGTAAATAAATACTTTTAACATACCGTCAGCGGCATTTGTTAAGTTAGAATCGTCAAGTTTATAATCAAAGCTAATAGTCAATTTCTTGGCTTTATCAGCTTGATCTACTACGAAACTATAGTATACTCCATGACCTTGTAAATTACCTGCTCCAGAGTTTATACCTCCGAAAATGAATGATTTAGATCCTCTTAAAGGACTTGAACTAGTAGCTGCAATATTATCCCAAGATCCTGAAACTGTTCCACCAAAGTCATCTGGTAAAATTCCGGGAGTTGTATTTGCATAATTACTCCAACCATCAGCATTAACTTCAGCATCTGGGTTTAGGATATAGTTAATTCCCCCAGATCCTCCGCCAACTTCAGCTAAAGCTCCGTCTAAAATTTGGAACATCTTCTTAGAGTCAGTAGCATATACTAATTGACCGTTAGAAGCAGTACTAGCGTATGTTTGAAGGTTAGCTAGTGTGTCTTTCTTGACATCCGCTCTTGTTGGGCTTATAATTGCTGGAGTTTGGATATCAGCTCCAGACTGTATTACTGTAGTATTATCTAACGTTTTATTACTGAGAGTCTGTGCTTCAGTTGTTGATACGTTATTCTGAAGGTTCTTACCTGCACTAAATGACATGTTATTCTCCTTGCTTCACTATCCGCAATGGTTATTGTTATAGTTTAATTATATAGTTTACGTTTGCATTTACTGGACGAGTTTCGTTAGTAGATGCTTGTGCATGTGTTCCTGATGCTGTAGCAGTGCTAATAGTAGTACCAGCTACAGTATATGCAGGTCCGTAGTTAGCAGCAGATCCTGCTAATGCAGGCCCTCCATTACTTATTGAAGATCCTCTTTGACCTCCCATACTATGGCTATGGCTTTGAGCAGCATGACCTTGAATAGATCCTACCAAATCACCAGTATTACCTCCAGAATTTGCCGCAGTTCTTGAAGCTCTATCTGGATCTCTTCCTTGTGCATTATCTACACCACGTAAAAATCTACCTCTTAAATCTGGTAAATGAAAAGTAGTACTTCCATCTCCATTACCCCAAGCATCTCCAATAGCAGAGTATAAAGCAGCGTATGTTGTTCTACTAATAGCTGTTCCATCACATAATGCCCATCCTTCAGGAGCAGTGCTTCCAGCGAATGCATGAATAGTTCCCGGAGGTAAATCTAAAGGTTGTTTTGATAATGTATTTGAAGCTTTACGCTTTGTTCCTATAGCCATTTATTCCTCCAATTATATTTCGAATAATTCTACAGTGTTTACTTTTAAATTACTTGAGTAACCTGTACCAGTTAAATCAGTACTTGCATATAATATCTGACCAGTGGCATCAACACTGAAAGTTACTCCAGCATCATCACCACTAAAGTCATCAGATATAGACCAAGTTGCTGCATTAGTTTTATAAGTTAATCTTAGTTGTCCAGTTTGAGCTACTTCGTTAGTATCAGTTACTCTATAAATAGCGTATCTTAAAACAACTGCTCTATAAACAGATCCATCAAAAGATAATCCAGCAATTGAAGCAGGAGTAGATTGGTTATTAGTAATAGTCATATCAGCTACTACTTCACGATTAAACTCTGCACTAGCCGCTAAATCTGGGTTTACTAAAATTTCAGTAGCAGAAATTGCCTTACCTACTTTAATCAAATACACATTAGCTTGAGTAGGTTCTGGTTGAACAACAGCACCCGGAGTAGAAGGACTAGCGTATACTAAATCTCCCGGAGTTAGTCCAGAAAATCCGCCTAGTTTACCAGAGATTACAATCTCAACAGATTCTGAAGCTAAAGCAGCAGCTCTAGCAAATCCGATAAATTCAATCTTAGCATCGTCATCAGCGTCTACTTTAGCAGCTTCTCCAGAGGCATTTACATAAATAGCATCTCTTGCTGATAATCCTTCAGCAGCTACTAATGAAATTACTTGTTCAGTAACTCTTGAAGGTTGCCAAATAGATCCGTTATATTTTAAGAAATCATCTTGAACTGCTGTAGAAACAGTAACGTCAGAAATATCGTCTAGATTAGTATCTGCTCCAACTTGCTCAGGTCTTAAACATTTAATTTGTAAAATGTCCGCAGTTTCTACATAGAATAATGGGTTAGAAAATGTACTTGGTTCTGTGTTAGTTGCTTGACCAGCTACAGAATCAGATAAGAAGTAATATTGACCAATTGTATATCCGTGAGCTATAGCTTCAATTCTTCCGAAGTCTGCAGCAATGAAAGTATCTACATCAGGTACTTCAATTACTACATGGTAAGCAAGGGTATCTGGATCATCAGCCTGAGCTTTTACCCAAGTAGAACCGTTGTGATAAATACCGTTACCTACTGCAAATCCGTGAGCAACTTGAGCAATCTCGAAAGAAGTAGAACCTCCACCTCCAATTGGCTCAAGAGCATTTGCAATAATCTGGTACATTTTTTGAGTGTCAGTAGCGAATACGATCTGACCATCAGAAGCTGTAGAAGCATAAGTAGTTAAGTTAGCTTCAGTATCTTGTTTTACATCTAATCTAGATGGAGTTTCGATAGAAGCATTTTCTATAGTAGAACCATCAATAGTGTTTGTATTATCTAATGTTTTGTTTTGAACAGTCTGAGTATTAGTTGTACCCATAACTGCACCAGTAGCTCCGTGAGCTTCTGTAGCTGCAGTATGATCTTCGTGAGCTGTTTCAATATCTTGTAAAGCTGCTTTTACTGTTTGATTATCTGCTATCGTAGATCCAGTAAATGTTCCTAGATCTGTATTATTCTCAGCAACACCTGATAGAGTTACTAAGTCGTCTACATTTGCATCTAAGTCGTCCAAAGCATCCTGAAGATTACTGTTAGCATCTGCTGTATCTAGTCCAGAAGCAGTAGCATCATATCCAATCTCAGAGGCTTCATTTTGCCCGTCTAAAGCTACTTTAACAGCATCTAGTGCAGCTTGTAAGTTACTACCTAAAGAGCTTACAGGCTCATTAGCATCGTCATATACGATATCTACAGAGTCTGCTGATAAACTGTTAGTACCAGTAGCTGCTGTAGCATCAATTGTTTTGTTAGTTAATGTTTGTGTTTGATCTTCTGTTACTACTGATTGTTCATACACTTCCCAGAAAGATGCATTAGTTGGTGCATTTCCTGTAGAATTTTGTATACATACGTAGTTCTTATTTTCGGAAGAATATCTGACTTTATCTCCTATTACATAGGCTGTAGCTGGAGCGTATTCTGAATAAGTGTAAGTAGTAATCTTAAGCTTGTTATCAACAGAGCTTACACTCATATCTCCATTGTCTACTGTTGGTTGATTTGTTGGTTTGTTCCTAATTCCTAAAACAAACTTTCTTCTACGTTGAGTCATATTAATTCTCCCTTAAATCCGCTTTCGCTTTCGTAGACTTGCTACGCTGCTAAGGTTATTCTGTATCCTTTTACAATACAGTTATTATTATACTTTAACTTTTTACTTAGTAATGCTATACTTACTTTACAAAACTGAGCACAATATGCCATCGACAAAAACGACACGTAAGTATTATCTTTTTGAACTGTTAATTTTTTTGCAGGTTTTCCGCTTTTGTTACCATTTCTAGCTAGGGTAAGTTCTCTTTTTCTTTTGCTTTCTTCTGTACTAAAATTACCAGTTTTTACGTTTTCTATAGAGTAAATTCATTTTAAGTGATAATGTTGTTTATTTACCTTACTTGACATTACTCTAGTACCTCAGTGTCAATAACGGTCTTAGCAGAAAACTTTATGCTTAGTTCTAAAGTATCTGCTTTATCTAGGGCTTTAAAATAGAACTGACCGCTTATCTCTGAAAATTCCACTTCAGTATCATCTCCAGCAAAAGCTTGACTAAAATTAAATTCAACTCCGTTATAAGCACCTTCAATAGTAAAGGACTCTACTTCTTGAGGCTTTGCTGATACTTCAGTATATGTTCTTGTAATTAATCCTACGATTGATACTCTTTGAACAAATGATGTATCAAATTGTAAACCTGAGATAAGACCTGTTGTGAATCCTCCAGAAGATGTTCCTGTGAGGATAGATTCTGTGATAGATATGTCGCCTGGACCTTTAACTTCTGCTAAAACTGCTGTGGCAGCTTCTGCCCAAGCTGTAGCCTCTTCACCATAGTTAGATGAACCTACTATTGGATATTCAAAAGTCTGGCTTCCGATTGTTAGTTTTTTAGTGGACATTATGACCTCGCATCATAATATAGTTGTTAAATTTCCCACTTTTAAGGAAAATAATTATCAACTTTTTTTAATTTTTGAACAATTTCAAATAGATACATATAAAAAAGGGGGACATTGCATCCCCCAAATTTACTTGCGACTAGAATAAGTCATTGAATTGATTAAGCAAATTTAATATAACGAAGAACACAGATAGAAGCTGGACGAGCTGTAAATAACGCTTGGTCAGTATAAGCTCTCATTTCCATACCATGTTTACCTTCAAGAAGCTCTAAGTACTCTTCACCATCTGGACGCTTGAAAGTAACTTCTGTAGAACCAATTCTCTTAAGGTCTTTTTCGCAGATTAAGTAAGCGTATCCTTCTTTTACGAAAGTAGAAGCGATAATTTTAATCATACCATTTTGACCGTGGAAAACGATTTCTCTAGAACCAGATTCAGATTTAGAAGCACTGTAAGAATAATCATAAGATCTCATAGCATCTTGCTCAGTTAATAAAGAGTTCCACTGCTTAGGGTTAACATAACAAGAAACTTGCTCTTCCATTAAACCTTTTTCTACCATCTTAGCAATACCATCTTCAATTTTACCAAAAGAGATAACAGCAGCGTTAGTTGTAGCGTCAGTTCCTACGTTTTGGATAGAACCTTGGAAAAGTGGCTCAGAAGCGTTAGAGATACCGAAAAGAGAACTTGTCTCAGTAGCGATAGCGTGAACACCTAAGAATTCATTTCTTACGTTAGAAACAGCAGCAGCACCTTTGAAGAAGATTACGTCATTAGCAGCAATTTCAGCAGGACCTAAGTTACCAGCAGATTTCTTCAAAGTAACAGTTCTGTCAGAAAGAGAGTAACCAGTAATTTCATAAGTACCACGTAAAGTAGCTAAAGTTGGATCGAAAACGTCAACTTCAGCACCAGTTGTACCATTCCAAATACCAGAAGCCCACTCAGCATCTTTAATAGCAACAGCTTCAGATGTAGCATTACCAGCGATATCAGCTTCAACAACACCTAAACCAGATTGTCCGTAGAACATTTGTACTTCTAATCTGTGGTAGATTGACTTAAGCATGTTACCAACCATAAGGTCCATTGCTTTTTGGATAGCTTGAGGCTCAGATCCTGAACGGCTGATAGCCCCGATAGAGATAGCTGAACGAAGAACTAGTTCTCTCGCTTTAATTTCAGCATTTCTCATTTTAAATTCTTTAACATCATTCAAGTTGAAAAGGTCAGCATTTTCACCTGCATAAGTAAATCCAGACTCAAGGGAAAGGATTACTGGCTCGTTATAAGCCTTACCAACTTTCTTAGAAGTGTCAAATTTGATTGCATTGTAAAGTTTAACATGGTCAGGAACTAAATCCTTAACTTTGTCAGCATAGCGGTCTTTTACTAGACCTTGAAGTGTTTGTAATACGTTAGCCATTTTTATTACTCCTGTAAAATAGTTAAATGTTAGTTTACCAAAAATTCTGTTGACACCTTTTGTAATATTTGGTATTATCTACTACAGAGCTGGAGCCACTTAAGGGTATCCAGATGATTCAATAAATCGCATAAAACTACTTGACAATCTCAAGAAGTTCTGATATTATGGAGGACAATTATGCCCTCCGATTGATAGTTGTTAAATTTCCGACATTTACAATTAAAAAAATTTGAAAAAAATTCAATTTTCCCAATATTTCAATAACTTACATGCCCATAAAATCTTTCAAAGATATCTTCTGGCGAGGCTTTTCTTCAGTTTTAGAAGGACTAGAGGTTTCTTTTAAGTTATTAACAATTTTAATCTGCTTCTTAGCTTGCTGAACTCTTTCCTCACGAAGATTATTCAAAATATCATCCCCAAGTAAAGCTTTTAGTGCTGCTGGAGACTTTAATGAACTAGCTACAGTTCTAAACTTTTTCTGAAGTTCAGCTTTTACTGTAGGAAGTACATCTTTTGCTGTAATATCGTCAAAACCATTACTCATAGCCCAAAGCATACTATCAGCAACCATTGCAATTACTTCTGGATTAACTGGAAGCTCAGAGTCTCCTTCAAGAGCTGAGATAATATCGGTTTCAAGTTCTTTTTCAACTTCAGCCATTTGGTTACGTCTTTGTTCTTCTTCACGCTCTTTTTTAAGACGCTCATTTTCAGCTTTAAGCATTTCATATTCTTTAATCTTTTGTTCTCTTTCAAGCTCTGCTGGATCTTTCTGGCTTTCTTCTAAATACTTCTCAATAAAGCTAGAGGAAAACTGAAGAGGATCAATACCAAGCTCTTTTAGAACACTTGCTGTATCGCTCTTTAAACGGTTAATATCGTTTCTATAAGCTTTTTCTAATTCAGCACTACGTTGCATAGCATGACGACCTGCTAATGCTAATTGAAGCTCTTTTTGAACCTCATCTTCATTACTAAGGTCAATCTTTTTGATATATTCTTTGCCGTTTACTTTTAGAGTAAACTGACGGATCATATTCTTTACTTCTTCTTCAGAAGCCCCTTCTTCAATAGCTTGTTCAATTTCAGATTCTAACTCTTCTTCTGTCTCAGCTTGAACTTCTACTGACTCAGAACTTTCACTTGAACTTTCTTCAGACCTTGCTTCTACTGATTCTTCACTTGATTCACTTGACTCGCTAGAATCACTTGAATCTCCAGAATCGCTTGATCCGAAATCAATGTTACCTTTTTGATTCATGATAGCTTTAAATAAAAAACTATCTCTAAAACTTTTAGTTTTCACTTCTTACTCCTTATGGTTGTTATATACATAGGTTGAACCGCCACTACGGTAGGTTCTAATTACTTTTTTCGTGTTCTTTTTGAGAATATCCTCTGGGACATAATCCGAAGGTCCTTTCTCTACTTTCTCGACTAAGAGTTATTCCGTAAGATTCTAACTTAGCTCTAGCTGTTCTTTTTAGAACATTTAGATTACCATATTTCTTACTAGAGTAGATAAACTCTTTAGATCTTTCATTTCTAATATGATAAGTCATTTCTTGAAGATTAAGTACGATTCTATATCTTCCACCATTTTTAGAAGATACAAAATCTTGAACCGAAATGATACATTCTTCTTTTGTAGGATGATTTTCGTAACGAATACGGTTTCCCATAATTACATTCCTCCAGCAGCCTTAGCCATATTCTGAGCTGGATTTGTAGGCATCTCAGGTAATATATCACCAGAACCAGCAGGCTTAGGCATATTAGGCATACCTGTTGGTTGAGGCATATCTGGACTCATCATTGGTGCTACGCTTCCATCCAAAGGTACTCCACCCGGTTGAGGTTGGTTAGCTGGAGTTCCACCTGGAGGAGCCAAAGGCTGCTCTCCAATAATGGTAAGAATATTAGGATCTGTAGTTTGTAGTAAATTAATATGTTCTTGAATATGATCTAATACTGACTGTACTAGTTCTGGGTCACGACGAAGCATATAATCAGAAAGTACCGCTCTATGTTCTCTAATGTGCAATGAGTGGTGATCTGAGAATATTGCGATAACTTCCTCACCTCTAACAAGGGCTTCGTTCTCACCTTTAATAGTCATCATCTCATTCATCTTACCTTCAGTAGCAACATCAAGGTTTCCTGTATTAAGGATCATAACATATTTTTCAGCATCAATTACTCCCATCTGAAGTAAATTCTCTGCTACTTGAATTCTACCTGCGGCACTTTGCATTAATGCGTTACCAACATCTACTACAACTCTATTGATAGATCTGATATCATCAGACTTAAACTCTTTCATTTCTGTTGAGTTATTCACTCCGGAGATGGCAGCTATTCTTGGGACATTTGCAAAGTCTTTTAAAAGGTTAATAACCCCTGTTCCAACACTTTCTAAAAGGTGGATATAGGATTGCTGAAGTCCGGAAACAAACTGAAGTGCTTGTGAGTGAACTAGTGCTAAAGCTGTACCTGATCTTAGTGCTGACTCAGGATTACCTCTTGCTACTGAGTTTACTCCACAAATAGTTTCCATGGCTTTCTCAATCAAGTTCATCATCTGATAAACTTCTGGGCTAGTCTGGACTAAATTTAAAGCTTCAGGTTTTCCTACCTGAGCATCGTAATTAATAAAATTCATACCTTCAGAAACTTGCTCTACCGAGACATCGTTTCCTCTAGGATTTAAAATATTCTGAACACCGAAAGCATTAATGTTAGTTGCTGCGGTTGAATATAAACTATTTAAGAAGTCTTGAAGTGGTAATAGATCAAACATATCTGAATACCCATAAGGAGTTCCTAAAATCTCACTAGGAGCAATCCTGTGAACGGGAAGATCTCTATAAGGCATAACAGTATCTTCAAGAATAGTATCGTCGTTTACATAAATCATATAACGACCATCCGGCATAGATTCTGTTCTTTTGTGGAAAAACTCATAGACCGGAATATCTACCGTTTCATCATAACGAGTAGAAGTAATCTTTCTAGCTCTTTTTTCTAATTGATCCTTAGTTTCCTGTCTTAAAATATTCTCAGCTAATTCAGGATACTTTGCTGCCAAGTCGAACTTGTTAACAAATGTCCTACAAAGAACCCAAGAGTTTTTTAAGTAATTCTCTTTTGTTGGATCAAATACAACGTCAAAAGGGGAAAGTAGAGAAAACTCGACATCTCCTTCGTAGATTGGGAAGGGCTTTAAAATCATTCCATCTTCCCCCAACGGATTTCCATCTTCGTCGTAATCTACTATAGACTCCTCTGCTGGCTCTACATAATCATAAATCTGCCCTTTGGTACTGTTCCACTCAATTTTAATGTATCCTGATCCCAGGACGATGGCGTACTCCACGGCATCTTTTATGATCTTTTCAAGCTTCATTTCACGCATATAGTAGTCTAATAAGCCTCTACCGAGATCAGCTTGTAGCAAAGATTTTCTATCAGTATTGATAGCTCTACACTGAAAACTAGGGCGAGTACTTGTTACCATAACGTGAATATGACGAGCAAGGTTTCGATAATGATTTACTGCTAAATTTAAAAGCTCCCCATTTTCTCCACCAGTAGAAAGAGAATGAGAGTCATTGTAATAATTTCCGTGATAAGCAGTGTAAGATCTCTTGATCTTGTCGATATAACTAGTTTCAGTAATACCTTTAAACCACTCAGAGGACTTCTCCTGAAGAATCTGAGCACATTTTTCTGCTGAATCTGCCGCAAAATATTTCTGCATAATTTTATCCTTATTTTAGTTTCTACATATAGTTGTTAAATTTCCCACTTCCGATGTATAAAAAACTGCTATTTTTTTGAAATATTTAGTATTTTTCTCATAAAATCAGTAGCTTGGGACATGTTATTTTCTTTATATTTAGGACTCTCAAAGGTATTTTTAGTCCTAACTACACCATATCCAAAAGGAAATGGGTTTTTTGAGGTCTGGATATTACGAATTAAGTAGTAAAGTGCTGGAATTGCATCAACGTGACCGCCTTTTACTGATTTATCTGGACTATCTGCTAGTCTTTTGAAGTCAGTTCTAGTATTATTCCATTGTCCATACTCTAAATGGTAGATTAAGTGCTTACAACGCTCATGAATTTTGATCCTACCTTGAGAAACCCACATTCTCATCTCGTTTATAGCACCTTCTTTATTATCTTTCTTTGTTGCAAGGAATTTTAAGTCATGAAGTCTGTTTAAATCGTTAATAAGTTTTAAATCAACGTCCATAATCCTACGATAAGGAGCAAAATGACTGTCCCTAAACCTAAATCTTTCCAATTCTTTCTGTTTTACGTTTACAGCAAGTGCATCTGTTGTCATTTCTGGACCATTCATCACTAATTCGTCCATGACATACAATGTTGCTTCATAAAAGTCGTAATATCCAAATAACATTACCGTTAAATCTCTATATCCAATATCTGCTCCAACATAAAAGTCTCTATATTCAGGCATTTCGTATTCAGAAACTACGATCTTGCTTTTATTATAGTAAAATTCAGGACAAACTGTAGTATTTTCATCAATAGCTACTTCACACATATACTCACGTTTAAAATCTGGATCATTTACTCCTAAAGGATAGTCATCAATAATCTCTTGAATGATCTCTGGAGTAAAGTTCGGATTATCGTAGATAGTAAATATCTCGAGTCTCCCTGCTGCTTTATACGGAATCATAAACTCAGTTATAAATTCATGATCTGGACTCTTAGATGGAGTAGAAGCTATAATAATTCTCCCTCCGGTAGTTCGTATAGTAGGGGATAATACTGATCTTATTGTATATTTTAAGCTATCTATGAACCCACCTTCATCTACTAAACATAAATGAGCAAATCCTCCTCTAACTGCTTCTATGTTTCCATTATCTGAACCAGCTAATTGAATCTGAGATCCATTTGAAAAATAAAATATCTTATCTTGAGTGTTAAACTTAGGCTTTAAATCCCTAGGGCAATCTTCGGTAATAAGTCTCATTAAAGGAACAATATTAGTCTTTGCATCCTTAGCTTTTGGGAATACAAACTTTACAACAGAATTAGGGTGCTTTAGACACTGCATAAGAGCTTCTACTAAAAGCCACCAAGTCTTCCCTGTACGTCTAGAAACTACAATAACAGAAGTCTTTGTAGTATCATTATCAACTTTCTCTTTAAGTTTCTTTTGAACATCGTTTAGCTTCCAAGAAAGCTCTCCTGCTCTCCAAAGCTTCTCAATTACCTGTTCTCTAGTGAGTGCTTGGTTATTCCGCTTTTTCATCTGCTGGCATCTCGTTTACAAGTTTAAGCAATTCCCCTACTTCAATAGGCTTATCGTCTTTAACTTCTTCAGTACTCTCTCCACGAATCATACGAAGATTCTTATGGAATATATCGAAGTTCTGGATATCGTTTTTAGTAAAAGTCTTATTCTTTACTAGTTGCAAAACTGCATCTATTCCTAAAGTACATACTTCTTCTTCCGGACTAACAGGCTTTACCTCACCTATCTCATCAGAAAGGTCATTATCATGAATAACCTTTTTTAGCATTTTAACTTCTGCTTCAAGCTTAGAGATTTCTTTTCTTAAAGCCTCTAATTCAAAGTCATTACTCATTTTATCAAAAGCATTTGGATCAAACATATCTACCTCTAGAATACAAAGCTACTAGCTTTCTTAGTAACATCTTGTAATTGACTCTTAACAATCATCTCTCTAGTTTCTTTGCTATGTTTCATAAGAACATCAAGTTCTTTAGCAAATTGCTGCTTATAATCTGGCTGTTGTTTACTATCTAAATAGTATAGAAAACCACATAGTCCAGAAACTGATAGGACTATTACTGATTGAGCTAAATTTGGTTGAGAGTAAAAGAAAAATGGAACTAATGCTGATAATAGCACAAACGGTAGTGCTTTTAGGTGCTTATTCATATAATGTCTCCTTATAAAGAACTTACAGTATCAATCCTGTAACAGGGTATGATTTAAGCTCTTGTTAGTTTTTATTGCTTAACTTTTTTAAAGCCTCTAATCTATCTTTTCTTGCAGAAGATCTTTCATATTCTTTGTTAGCCAATCTTTCTGCTATAAGTCTATCATCGTCTTCAGAGCTTCCTATGGATTCAACTCCTCCTGGGACAAGAAGGTTTGATAGAGTATCCTCTACTGATCTAGGATCTAATGACCCTGCTATAGCTGCCACAGGAATACCAAATTTAGACAATGCTTTTCCTGCTTGTCTTGCTGTTCTAGTGGCTAATTTTTTAGGACTGTTGTCTAATTCCATCCCTATTACATCAGGAGTTCCTAATTTGTTATAGTTCCAATCATCAGGGGCGTATTGGGGATCAAATTTGTATCTTGACGTTTCTTTAAATTCCTTTCCATATAAACTAGGTAGCTTGTTATTTATATCAAAAGCATCTAGTTGTTTAGCCTTTCCGACATCTACAGCGTGTTCTAAGATGTCTTTACCTCTACCTTTCTCATTAGAGAATACAGAGATAAGTTCATCTCTAAGTTTAGCTTCAGTCATGTCTTTAGGCTTTATAGCGTATCCTGATTTTTTGTCCCCAGATAAAAATGTCTTCATTTTTTTATAGTCGTCTTCTGAGTAATCTGTTACGTTTGCTTTTATCATAGGATTAGAAGAAGCAGAATCAGTAACTATTTTTTTAAATTCAGGTGGACTTGCTTTATAATAATCATCAGAAGCCTTTCCTGAAGTCATGTCGGATATCAATTTCAATAAAGCTAACTGATTGTAAGGTTTTTTATTATCTTCCATATTACTTCTTTTTAGGTCTTTTAGCTTTTCTACCTATAGCAGCTCTTATTCTAGAAAACCTTTTATTTTGTTCTGTTTTAGAACGCTTCTTACCTTGCTGTTCGTTTATAACATCTTTAAGAATTGGATTTATAGCGTCTACATCAATTGCTGACATATTAGTATTTCCCATCTCTTAGCATTTTAAGTGCTTCTATCTTAGCTTTTTTAGCTTTAGCTGCCTTACCTTCTGGAGATTTAACGTAAGCTTCGTCATCCATTTTATCAAAGTGCTCATCAGTTATTTCATCATCGGAAGGTGCTTTTGCTTTAATAGCTGATTTGTAAGAATCCAATGAATAGTCTTCAGAATTTACTTTTTCAAGTAATTTATCCTTATCTTGACGTTTTCTTAATATGAATTCTCTTAATTTATCATCCATAGTAGCTCTTACAGACGATAGTTGTTAAATTTCTGACATTTGTAAGTGAAAAACTTTAATAAAAATGAAGATTTACAATGATTACAGCTATTTACGCTGTATTAGAATGTTTCTTGACAAGTAACAGCCTACTCTTTATAGTAAAAAGTTTCCAAAAAAGGATCTGTTACCAGTTTTCTTATCTTTAGTTTCCGAAAAAAGGTGTTAGGTGTTTAAACCCCAATGTATCCTGTCAATGTTCGCCTTCCGCACAGCACTTCTGGAGTTCGCAAGCTGTGTATCCGTTGTATTGAGTACTCCCCGGATCTCTTCGGACCTAACCTATTTCACGGTCGAAGACTGACATTGCTAAAATAGTACCATAGCCAGCTTACCTTGTCAAGACAAAATATAATGTTGACATGATTTTGCTAATGTGGTAACTTT